AGATAAGAGGGATAACAACTTCTCATTGCGAATGTCAAACGTAGGGCGTGACTACTGTCAGCTTTGGTTTGATAAGAACAGTCCACAAGATGCTGTTCCTCACTCTACAAATTTCATAATCAACATGATGATGGGTGACATAGCTGAGGCTGTGTTCAAAGGTTTATTAACTCAAGCAGGTGTGGCATATGCAAATGGGGATAAGGTAACTCTGGTTGCTGGTGATCACACGATTCATGGCACACCAGACCTAGTCACTGAAGGTGCAGTCGATGACGTAAAGTCTGCAAGCCCATGGTCCTATGCCAATAAGTTTGTGGATTACAAAACCCTACATGACAATGATTCATTTGGATATGTAGGACAACTAGCTGGTTATGCTAAGGCAATGGATATTAAAGCAGGCGGTTGGTGGGTAATCAATAAAGCGAATGGTGAGTTTAAGTATGTAGCTGCTGATACGATTGATCTAGATGCAGAGGTGCAGAAGATTAAAGAGAAGGCAGACAAACTAAAGAACAATGAGTTTGAACGATGCTATGAAGCTATACCTGAAACCTATCGCAAGAAAGAGACAGGCAACCTTGTACTCGGAAGGGAATGTGGTTGGTGTTCTTATAGATATAAATGTTGGGAAGGATTAGAAGAGAGACCATCTCTTGTATCACGAGCAGAGAATCCCCCAATGGTAGCGTATGTACACATTGCTAAGAAAGACACAGAGTAATGCGTAAGTTTAGCCAGAAGGCATATGATGCAGCTAAAGCCTATGGCTATCGTAGTGGACTAGAGAAAACTGTTGAGGAAGATCTAAAGCAATTAAATGTAGATGTGAAGTACGAATCTATTAAGATTGAATGGGAAGACTTGTGTTACCGAAAGTACACTCCTGACTTTCTACTACCCAATGGCATCATAGTTGAGACGAAGGGGTTGTTTACTGTAGCAGATAGGCGTAAGCATCTACTGGTACAGAAGCAACACCCTGAGTTGGATATTCGATTTGTATTTGCAAGTAGCAAAAGAAGATTAAGCAAGGTATCTAAAACAACGTATGCAGAATGGTGTGAGAAATACAATTTCTTATACGCAGATAAGAAGATACCAGAGCAGTGGACTAGAGAAGCACCTAAGAAAATAATGCCATTAGAATTTAATCCATATAAAGGAACCAAACATGAGTAACCCCATTAAAAAAGATGACATCGTACTAATTATTCGACCTAACTTTGATGATGAAGATTGGAATGGGACAGTAGACTTAAACATGATGTGCATGCCATCTGATAAATTGTCTGAGGATTCGTATCGTGAATTGTTGCACTTGATGAAGGGCATTGTTACTTGTTTTCATTTATTAAATCGTGATGAAGCTTTTGGTAATATTGTTTCAGATGAAATGGATGATATGGTTAAGTCTGGTGAAATAGTATTTAATGATTTAAATTCACAGAATGAATTCAGCAATGTAATTGATCTAACACAATGGACACAGACAAGGGGGAATGCATGAGCGTAGATCCATTCAATACAAAAAGATTAAACGATGCAACACCGGATGAGTGGGACAGTGCGGTTAAGAACTACAAGTATCCGGAGGTAGGATCAGAAGATTATTTTAATGGGAGTTTGTTTGACAAGGCAGAAGATCTGTTTAAAAGAAAAGAAGAAGAAGACGAAGATGAAGTCAATGAACCACAGCATTACAACTACGGCAAGTTTGAAACCATTGATGTAATCATAGATACACTGGGTAAGTTTGAAGCGATCAGCTACTGCCATGGTAACGTACTTAAGTACACCATGAGAATGTGGCACAAGGATAGACCCATTACTGATTGCAAGAAAGCAAGATGGTATCTAGATAAGATGATTCAATTACTAGAAGAAACAGAGGGGCTGCACTGGTGAGCATTATAGTCGAAGTACATTTTGAGGTAATCTTAGATCCTGAGAGTATGCCCAATACGTACTCCGACCCAGATTACCTAGAAGAAATCATTGAGGAGGCTATCCACGATGCCATGTATGACATTGGGGCAGAGAAGGTTAGCAATGTAAGAATGGATATTGAGGGACTTGAATGAACTACCATGGAATAATAGTAGATACAGCTAGGGATAGTCGTTTATCTGAGCAGGCAATGCAACTGCTTCAGGACTACTACCTACTCACCGAAGAACGAAGCCCACAGGAAGCGTTTGCAAGGGCTGCATTGGCTTATTCTGCAGGGGATATAGGTCTAGCCCAACGGGTCTACGATTACGCCTCTAAGGGCTGGTTTATGTACGCTAGTCCTGTGTTAAGTAATGCACCTAGATACGGGGAGAAACCCAAGGCACTACCCATATCCTGTTTCCTTACCTACGTAGGGGATAACCTAGACGAATTGATTAACCACAATGCTGAGGTAGCTTGGCTGTCAGTTAAAGGTGGTGGGGTGGGTGGACACTGGTCAGATGTAAGGGGTGTCAGTGATAAGGCACCGGGACCCATACCATTTCTTAAAGTAGTAGATAGTCAGATGACTGCATACAAGCAGGGCAAGACTAGGAAAGGAAGCTATGCTGCGTACTTGGATGTTAGTCATCCCGATATTGTCGAGTTTACTAATTTTAAGTTGCCCACTGGTGGTGACATTAATCGCAAGTGTTTTAATTTATTTAATGCAGTAAATGTATCTGATGCATTTATGCAAGCAGTAGTTGATGGCACAGAGTGGGAGTTAAAGGACCCATCCAACGGGGTAGTACGTGAGACTACACCTGCCCGTCATCTATGGCAACGTATCTTGGAGGCACGGTTCCGTACTGGAAGTCCTTACATTAACTTCATTGATACAGCTAACAAAGGATTGCCACAAGAACAGAAAGACTTGGGTCTAAAAATTCATGGCAGTAATCTATGCAATGAGATTCATTTAGCTACATCACCAGACCGTACTGCAGTGTGCTGTCTGTCTAGTGTGAACTTAGAAAAGTTTGACGAGTGGAAGGATACACAGATGGTTCGTGATCTCATTCGTTTCTTAGATAATGTATTGCAAGTATTCATTGACAATGCTCCTGATGATATTGCCAAGGCACGATTCAGTGCACAGCAAGAGCGTAGCTTAGGGCTAGGTGCAATGGGATTCCATGGTTATCTACAGAACAGAGGTGTGTCATTTGAGAGTGTGGCAGCTAAGTTAATCAATCGCAATATGTTCAAACACATGAAGGAGGAAGCAACCCATGAGACCAAAGTACTTGCCCAAGAGAGAGGGGCTGCACCCGATATGGTTAAGTCTGGGGTTCGGAATGCTCATCTTATTGCAATTGCTCCTAATGCCAATAGTTCTATTATCTGTGGTTGCTCTCCAAGTATTGAACCTGTTAAGTCGAATGCTTATGTGCATCGTACAAGGGCTGGTTCGCATCTCGTCAAGAGTGATAGCTTGGCTAGAGTCTTAGACGAGCATCACGAAAACAAAGATGAAGTGTGGGCATCAATCATTATGAATGAAGGTTCTGTACAGCACCTGCCATTCTTAACGGACGATGAGAAGAGTGTATTCAAGACAGCCTTTGAACTCGATCAAGCGTGGGTTGTTGAGCATGCATCGGATAGACAGCAGTACATATGCCAAGGGCAATCTGTCAATCTATTCTTTCCTGCAGGTAGCAATAAGTCGTATGTCAATGCAATACACTTACGTGCATGGAAGGCAGGACTAAAAGGATTGTATTACTTACGTACTAGTGCAGGTGTGCAAGCCGACAAGGTAGGTCTTAAGGTAGAACGTGATGCCCTTAAAGATGCCGAGGAGTGCATAAGCTGCCATGGCTAATTCAACACGTAAGGTGTTTAGTAAAAGTCTATTTGATGAGACAGATACTTCTGCAAGAGCAGCAGCTAAACTGTACTGGCAATCGTTAGGGCATACAGTAGAGGACCATCCTGATAGGTATGCCGTAGATTTAATTGTGGATACAGGAACTGAAACATTTTATTGTGAAGTAGAGATTAAGAAAGTATGGTCAGGTACTACATTTAAGTATGACACATTACAAATACCAGAACGTAAGTCTAAGTTTGCTAAGTTAGATAAGCCTGCATACTTTATGGTATTTAATAATGAAGTTACCCATGCATTCCTATGCCCATCCAGTATACTTCTATCATCGCCTGTAGTTGAGGTGCCTAATAAATATGTATACAAAGGTGAGATGTTCTTTCAGGTACCCATTAATTTAATATCAATAGTAGAGATACCAAATGGCAACTAGGAAACATGACGATCAGACAGCAGAAGATCGCATTGATATTGTACTGTTAGAGAATCACATATTCTATTTGTATGATGAGATCGAAGCAGACAATATAGCTAAGTGTATTAAGTGGCTTACCTATGAGAATGTAGATAAGAAAGAAAAGACTTTAACTATCTACATTAACTCTGGTGGTGGGGATCTATATCAAGCCTTTGCGTTGATTGATGTAATGCGGAACAGCAGTCATCCGATCCGCACTGTAGGTGTTGGTTCTATTATGAGTGCAGCATTCTTAATTTTCTGTGCTGGTACCAAAGGAGAAAGATACATTGCTGTAAATACCAGTGCTATGTGTCACCAGTTTTCAGACAACATCGATAGTAAGTATCACGACTTTAAATCTGCAGTTAAAGAAGCAGACATCTGTAATCAGAAGATGATACAGATTTTACGTGATGCAAGTGGCATGTCAGCAACAGTAGTAAAACAAAAACTGTTACCTGCAAGTGATGTATTTTTAACTGCCAAAGAATTAGTTGAATTAAATATTGCCGACCACATACTCTAGGAGATACCATGGCTATCATACCAAACTACACATTTGATAATACTATTGTTGCATTAAGAAAGGCACACGGTATCGTTGTGTGTGCAATGGAAGCAGCAGGAAGTAAAATAATAGATCGATCAGAACAGATTGACTATGCTTTATGGGAAGCTAGTGTATTATTAGAAGATGCAATATTTCAATTTGAAGATGAAGTAAGCTGGGAAACTACGGGAAATCTGCCCAAGATAGAATGTATCAAGGAACAGATAGCACAGATCGTAGAGCGATTTGCTGACTGCCCCGTAGTAATTCCCGCTAATGGAAGTTTATTAACGGAGATAGCTGAGGCTATTAGAAATGCGGAGATAAAATGAAATCACTATTATTGGTAGCAGGCATAGTAATTGTAGCAACTGGTTGTGCTTCTGATCCATATGGTACGAAGTCAGAGTTACGGGTACAAAAGAAAGTACATGCCATGAGTAGGCAAGAAGTTATTAATGGTATTACGGATTGTGAGGCAGCCGGAACGAGACCTATTATCATTATGTCTAAGAGGCGTATTGATGAATACTATTCGGATGTCATTGTGGATGTTACCTGTGCACCACGGACAATTCAGTACTACAAATAAATGAATAACAAAAACAATAAGATACAAAGGGGGTTGATTTAAGGGACCAATTTGCATATAACTAGAATCCCAAGGGAGCATTTCTGCTCCTATTTTTTTCCACAATCAATTCCTCGGAGTACCAATCTATGAGTTTAATATCGCCCAGCGTTTCCTATAAACCTTTCTTTGCACCTTGGGCTGTTGAGTACGCCATCAAGTCAGAGAAAGCCCACTGGGGTGAGTGGGAAGCTAAGTTGCAGGATGACTTGGCACAGTGGCAAGGTGGTAAGCTAACACCACAAGAGAAAAATCACATCACACAAATCCTAAGATTATTTACACAGAGTGATGTTGCTGTAGGTACGAATTATCTAGAGCATTATGTGCAGAAGTTTAAGAACAATGAGATCCGTGCCATGCTCACTAGCTTTGCTAATCGTGAGTTCGTGCACCAGCGTAGCTATGCATTACTAAATGACACACTTGGATTGCCAGAGGAAGAGTACTCGGCATTCTTAAAGTACAAGCAGATGAGTGAGAAGATTGACTTCATGTCACAGATTGATACCAATAGCCATGCCGGTTTAGCTAAGGCTATTGCAAGATCAGTTATGAATGAGGGCATGTCTTTGTTCTCAGCCTTTGCAATGCTCCTTAACTACCAGCGTTTCGGTAAGATGAAAGGTATGTGCGAGATCGTAGAGTGGTCCGTGAGGGATGAGAGTATGCACTGCGAGGGAATGGTTAAACTGTTCCGTGAGTTCTGCAATGAGCATCCACGTATTGTGACTGACGATTTCAAGAAGGACATCTATGAGATGTTCAGAGAAGGTGTAGCACTTGAGGATGCTGTTACCGATGCAGCATTTGAGATGGGCGAGATCCAAGGCTTAACTGCAGCTGACGTTAAGAAGTACATCCGTTATATTGCTGACAGACGATTGATTCAGCTTGGCTTGAAGGGTAACTGGAAGGTTAAAGAGAACCCATTAGAGTGGCTAGACTGGGTCATCAGTGGGGATAGCCTCAAGAACTTCTTTGAAGGCGTAGTAACCGACTACAATGCAGCCGGCATGGAAGGTGATTGGGGTTGGGGTACTACGGAGGAAAAACTAGCAGCTTAGTAATATACAAATGCAGGGGTATGCTCACCAACGTATGCCCCTGCAGTATTGTAGTGGAAGTATTCATCAGCTTCATCTAATGTCATACCCTCATGCTTGGCTAATAACTCAATACATTTATTAGCGTCATAGCATACAGCCCATGGAGTGTTTACTCGACTGGCTACCCCAAGGATAGCTTCGTCAAAATACTTCTCCTCTAGTAGCAAGAGTGCTGAGTCTGGGTAATTATCTTCTATGTCTTGTCGTGTCATTAACGGTACCTTTGAATGAGTGCTTCATACTTATAGACTTGTTTATAGTCTTTTGCCTCATCCATTGTAGTACCATTATTTTCTTTTGCATAGAGTTCATTGATTGCTCTACGGGCTACTGGTGGTAGCTTATTGAATCTCATCTTATTGACTCTGTCTCTATCTTCACTAGTCATCTTAGCCTGTGTAATATCACGAGCCATACCCAATGTCTCTTGCATATTTGTAGCTACAGCTAAACGCTTCTGGTCTAGTGTATACCCCTTGTACCTTTCGCTATCTAGCAAGGTATTCAATCGTCTTTCTACAAAGGGTACAGACTCTTTAATAAAAGCACGGTCATAAACCTTGTCACCAGTGCTACCAAAGAATGCATAGGGGTCTAGGTTCAAGGCTACAAACTCACGCTCAATCCGTGGTCTCTCAGGTGTAACCCGTACACCGGTTAAGGTATTAAAAAATTCACCTGCCCGTACTGGGGCTTTATCTGAGAAGTAAGGTTGGAACTCAGGCAGATCCTCTTTTAATTCTGGTATCTTAGCCATTACTCGCTGTGCTACAGTCTGAGTAAATAAATTCTCTCCCTCTACTACATTAGGATCACGAGCAATCTGACCCTCTTGATCAAACAGGTCTAGGAATTCAAACACTGGTTTGCCGGGTGTTGTAAAACGACCAATAAAGTCACCTACTAATCGACCTAGTGCCTTGGATACTTTGTCTGCTTCCTTGCCCTCAGCACCTGCAATAAACTGGGGTAACTGGTCTAGCAAGTATCCTTGGGTACCAGCAGGCATCTTCATACCAGCAATCGATGCAGCCAACTCAGTTAGCTTTGCATCCTCTGGTCTACCCATTTTCTGCTTGGCAATGAAGTCACCAACGGCTAAGTATGGTGCAATTGGGAATATGGCACGGATATCTACAGTACTTCCATCCTCACCTTTTACGTTGTACCATTCACTATCTTGATTCTCTAAACGATATTTATAGGCAGCATAGATTGCAGCCACACCTACAGTACCCCTGCTTAGCTTCTCAAGTCCTTGATTTAATTGAGCTAATCCACCATCTTCATCCTTAGCCATACGTCTTGCACCATTGGCTATGTCACCCATACCTGCAGCGGCACCGAATGGGCTATAGCGATACTGGAATGTCATAGCATTAGACATGAATCGAGGGAATGTTACAGCTAAAGAACCACCGGGTATCTTCTCAAAGAAGTTAACGAAGTTATGAGCCAATCCCTCTGCAATCGCTTCAGCACCCTTCTGCTTGGCTTTCTGTTGTTTTGGCATGTAGGAGAAGGTTGCCTTCAAAGTCTCGTCTGTGGCGTTTTTAAGCACGTCTACGGGGATTGTTTTATTGTTAGCTAGTACATCGTACATATCAATGCCAACACGGTTCAACTGACGCTGAACTGTAGCTGCAAATATAGCCCGTCTAAAGAATACGTCCTGTGCTACGTTAAAAGTATTGACTACCCTAGCCACCTTACTTAAATCCTTTTTGTCACTTTCCTGCAATGCACTAAATAGCTGGTTCTGTAGCCGGGGGTTATCTTTGAGTAACAGGTCTACTGTCTCGGCTGTAAGCCCTGCATTGGACATATGCCCAAAGGTAGCGAATGCATCCTTGACTGTATCGACTAAGCCCCTAGATAGATCCCCTTTATTGTAGGTACCAGTAGCCATACCCGTAAGTGCCTTACCAGTAGAATAAAGGCTACCCTCAATCAGCTTAGATGCAGCATCAAAGGTCATGGCTGTGCCAGTACCCATGATGTTACGGACTGTAGTACCAATGCCAGATACCACGATAGCCTTGGACTCACGCTCTAAACGATTGATTGCACGTAGGGTATTCCCTAGCATAGAGACAGCTTCGTGATCTCTACCATAAAAATCATCGATCAACTTCTGTGCTTCTGGATCTACCTCAGATATCTTCTTAAGTGTACGAGCCAATGCAGAATAACCCTGCATGATATTACCTGCATCAGCTACGGTAGTACGAGTAGCCTGTGCAAATTCAACTGGGGTTAGATTGGCTTTCTTAAGTGCTGCATCAACAACGTCATTGTCAATATTGTCCATTGACATGAAGACATTCTTAACTGCATCACTTACCTTTTGTCCTTGAACAGGACGATATTCTGGGGAAAGCAACATGACATACTTGGCTACATCAATAGCCTTACGATTAATGTCAGTACGTATTTGTGCTTGAGTTAAATCGGTAGGTGGGGATACAGCGTCAAGAGTTCTACGTCCTTCAAAGATGTCAAACTCATTGAGTAAATCTTCTTGTGACTTATCAAATGCTTTGTTTAGTTCTTTGGTAGCAGCATCTTCTTCCTTAACTACTTTCTTACCAGCTAATTTATCTTCTAGTTCTTTCTTGCTTGTCTTTACTTTACCACTGACAGCAGTGGCTGCCTCCAGTGATCCACCAAATGCACTCAAAGCTGCAGACAATCCCAATTGTAGATAGCTGAATTCATCTTGAACACCCGTCTTCATACGGATGTCTTGACTTATTACGTCTTGACCCACACCAATCACTGCCTCTGCACCACCAGCTACAGCAGCAGTCTTAGCCTTGGTACTAATAGCATTCTTAATTGCTTGTCTAGCTACAGCGTAACGAGCAGTGGCACCAATGCCAGCACTAAGGATATTAGTAGGTTCAGATACAGCAGATAATAAAGCCTCACCAAAAGGTCTAGCCCCCGGCTGCCCACCCTTCTCATACCATGCAGGTACTTTGTCATATAGATTGTGGGCACGGGATGCCTTGACAACTTCCTCTGGCTTAGCGTTATTAATCCAGTTTAATTCAGGAATAGCATTAAGAGAAGTATTCCATTCGACCTGACGCATTGCTGTCATGAATCGTTTGGCATAGTCTTCGTCAGACTCACCCTTCTTTTGTTTTCCTGATTCACCAAAGCGTACTTCACCGTACTCTCTGATTACTTTAAGATTCTCAGGGTCTTTATACAAGGTCTCGAAAGGAATCTGTTCCTCTTTCTTAATCCTAGTTACTTGTTGATCTAATGGTTTCTTATTTACAATAGGCAAATCAAACTCTGAGGTTGGCGGTTGCTCTTCAGGAGTTTGAGTTAATGCTGTAGTTTGTGCAACAGCAGGACTAACAGGTTTCTTAGGTAGTCCTACTATTGGCAAGTCAAATTCACTAGCCATTTTTATCCTTTATTATTGCCAGCCTGTACCATTCCAAGTTTTTACAGTATTATCAGCTGCTCGATATTGTTTACCTGCAACTAACTTACTTCCATCTAACTTACCATCTTTAGTTTTTGGAAGAGGTAAAACTTCTGCATTTTGTTCTGCTGGTTTAGCTGGAGCAGCAGGTGCTGTTGGTGTAGCAGGTGCTGCCGGTGCTGGTTTCTTATCACCCTCAGCAGGAGCTACTGTTCTCCACGATACTACTTTACCTTTTTCTATATTGGCATATGGTAGTAGTGCGTCTTGTGAATTTCTTCCACCAATAATGTTACCTTCATTGTCTAAGATACCCATTGCAATTGCTTGGTTTCTAACCACTTTATTCTTCTGCTCTTGGAATTCTCTAATGGAAGCAGCATCACCAACTATAGGCACATAGTCATTTGCTTCTGGATTAAATCTTACAGTGCCCTTAATTAATAGAGGCTCCATTCCAACACGCAAGGATTGATTAAACACAGAATTAATTTGTGCTGTAGTTCTTTCCTTTCCTTCGCCTTCTTTGAACTTAGATTCAATAATAGCGTTTGCAGCTAACTTATCCATTAGCATCTTGCCCTTGCCAGTCTTTGTATCTCCACCGTTTGCAATGATATCTCTTAACTGAGCCTGAACAGTAGCAAGTGTTTCTGGTTTCTTAAACTGTGAGAAGTCTACTACACCTTCAACCATAGCTTCTGTCTGCATTACTCCTTTGGCAGTAGCACGAACCTCTTTCAATGACTTGCCAGTAGATGCCTCAAACTCAGCTTGTGCCTGAGCCATGGCAGGTGATTCAAATCCAAATGCACCTCGAACTACTTTTTGTGGTGCTTCAGTAGTTGGAATAGCAATAGCCGTAGACTGTTTAATAAACTCATCAGGAGTAATATCACTCTTGCCCTTAGTTACAGTGTATAGTTTAGAAAAATCAATCTGATCTAATCCGTCTTCATTAGCCTTTAACTGCTCAGTAACACGTTTAGCCACAGCAGGATTTTGTAATAGCCCTACGACTTGTGCTGGGGTAAATCCTACATTATTAGCACCACGATAGTTAGACAGTACATCAGCAGTAGCTTTCATTTCGTCACGTTTAGTACGTAACTTTTCTGTCTGCTCATCTGCTTGTTTTTGTAAAGCATCAAACTCACGTAAGGCAGCTTGACGAATTTCTTTATTGCGTTTATCAATTGAACTAGCTGCTCCCTCAGAAGCACCAGCAATGAATGCACCTAAATCGAATCCCATATTATTCCACCATATCGTTTGGTTTAGCCATTAAACCTTTTGGCTGTTCTGTTGGTTCTACTGCAGCAGTTGCTTTACTCTTTTGTAGTTCTTGTACAGTAAGTCTAGCCTGTCTACGGCTTACAACATTCTCTTTAAATACTTGATCAATTGTTTCTACATACGA